ACATGAGCGAGGAATTTTGGCAATCAAAAGACCAAAGCCAAGCGAGCCAAAAAGGGCCAGATAATGGAGGAACCAATTAAGATGAAAAACGAGAAAGACACTATAAAACAATTTAGCGACAATGCCGAACTTAGAAATATAGTCGGAAGCATTGAGTTAAGAAGCGAGGGAGAAGGCGAAGATATGCCTATTTGGGTTCATGGTACTGGAGTAGTATTCAACCAATGGACTGAAATTAGAACTCCTTTCGGTTCATTTATGGAAATGATTAAACCAAGTGCATTAGATGAGTGCGACATGAGCGATGTAGTTTCATGTAGGAATCATTCTTTAGAATTACTATGTAGCCGCACAACTGGCAAATCAGATGATTTAACAATCGTAAAAGATGAGCAAGGCGTAAGATATTCATATATGCCTAAAAACGAATGTGCAGAAGCTTTGGCAGAAGATATAAAACTAGGATTTATCAAAGGTTCAAGTTTTATTTTTTCAAGTGATTCTCAAAAAGGCTCAAATTGGGAACGTAGAGAAAATGCAGACGGAACTTCAAAGGTTTATAGAACTATCGAAAAGATAGATAAAATCTATGAAATGGGTGGCGTGACATTTCAGGCTTATGGTAATGCAAATGCTTCGGTAAGTGCAAGAAGCCAAAGTATTATTGATGAAATATTGATACCAAAACAGCCAACTGGACAAGAGTTAAAAGAGAAATTCAAATTAGAAATTAAACAATCCAAATAAATGAAAACTTCAAAACAATTAATTGAAGAACGCAGCACCTTCACAGCTAAGATAGCTGAATTATCGGCAAAAGAAACTTTGACCGATGCTGAACAAACAGAATTGAGAAACGCAATGACTAGCGAAGAAAAATTACATGGTGAAGTAGAACTTGCCTTGCAATTAGAAAAACGCAATGCAGAGCAAGCAGCATTAGAAGCTCGTAAAATGTCACCAAACGGTAAGAGTGATAGCGAGAAAAAAGAAATGCGTAATTTCTCATTCGGGAATGTAATCAACTCTTTGATTGAAAACAAGCCTTTATCTGGTTTAGAAAAAGAACTTGCCGATGAATCAATGAAGGAAGCGCGTTCAAAAGGTTTTACCACTTCTGGTATTTATCTATCTGAAAGCGTTATGAATGTAGTTAACGAAAAGCGTGCGATGAGTGCGGGTTCGGCAACTGGTGGAGGTAACACTATCCAAACAGATAAAAACTGGGCATTTGATGCACTTTATGCAAAACGTGTGTTGCAAGCATTGGGAGTTATTTTTGAAACTAACCTTTCAAACAATGTTGATTTAACTGGTTTTGGAACTGGTGCGACATCAAGCTGGGGAACAGAAACAGCAGAACTTGCCGATGGTTCACCAACTACCGCTTACCGCCCGTTAACCCCTCATAGATTAGGAACTTATATTCCAATGAGTAAACAATTGTTAATCCAAAACCCTCAATTAGAAGGTAGAGTTTTAACAACTTTAATGGAATCGATTTACGCAACCGTTGAAGCTGCTTATATCAACGGAACTGATGCAGACGGGCAGCCTTTAGGATTATTAGGAACCCCTAATATCCAAAACGTAGCAATCGGAACCAATGGAGATGCGCCGACACTTCCAAAAATGTTAGAATTAGTGCAAAAATTAGGTACTGCCAATGCAACCGTTGAAAACTTGAAATTCTTAATCAATCCTAAAGTTGAGGCGAAATTAAAGCAAACTGAAATTGGAAGTGGAAGCGGTGCAATGATTATGTCTTACCAAAATTATTTCACTGGTACTCCTGGTGTAATTGATGGTAAGATTACTGCCATTACTTCAAACGTGCCTAGTAACTTAGATAAAGGTTCAAGCACTGGAGTTTGTTCGGCTATCATTTGCGGAGATTTCCAAAAGTCAGTTTTAGCTCAATTTGGTGGTATGGATGTTACAATTGATCCGTACACTTTGGCAAGAACTGGCCAAGTGCGTATCGTTGCAAATACATTCTGGGATATGGCATTTACCAAACCAGAGGTATTCGGTGCAATCTTAGACGCTACCACTACCTAATAAGACCTTGTCATGGGGTATGATTTGATATAGTTTGTCAAATGGGGAGGGTAACACCTCCCCTAACTAAAAAAACAATGAAAGTAGAATTTAAAAGAAGCCCAGTAGGTAGATTTAACCTAGCATATGGGCAAGGTGAACAAGCTGAAATAGCCGGCACTTTAGCAAGTGAACTAATCGAAAGCGGATATGCTATTGAGGTTACAGAAAACGCGGCAAGCAAAGAAGTAATTGAAGTGCCAAAAGTTGAAGCCACAGAAACGGCAGTAGTAAACAATGTTATCGAAACACCAGAAAAGAAAAAAGGTAAAAAATAATGCCTAATTATAGATTAGTTACAGCACCAGCAACCGAACCTTTGACATTATCAGAGGTAAAAATAGAATTAAAGGTTGATGATTCAAATGAAGATGATTTTATTACGTCTTTAATTGTTGCCTCTCGTATGTGGGTGGAGGGTCATTTTTGGGTGCCGTTAATTAGTCAAACATGGGCAATGCAGTTCGATAAATCAGAGTTAAATACTTTGATTTGGAATGTAAACAAAGCACCTTTAATTTCTTTTAGTTCGGTTACTTATTATGATTCTAACAACGAATTGCAGACTTTAGCAGCTACCCAATACGAAACAGACATATATGGTAGCCCTGCAAGATTTAGAATTAAATCGGTGCCAAATGTTTATGACCGAATGAACGCTTTGCAATTAAATTTTGTTTGTGGTTACGCAAATGCAGCCGCAGTACCTCAACCAATCAAACAAGCAATGTATTTAATGATTGGCCACTATTACGCAAATAGGCAAGAGGTAGTAACTGGCACACAAGTAAACAATATAGAAAAAGGGGCAGAAAATTTATTACAACCTTATAGAAATAACTATATATGGTCACCTTTGAATGGTTAATGGGGTTCGATTCCTCACAAAGGGCAAATTAAAAAATTATGAGCAATCAAAATTATTCAATAGCAAATAGAAGCGTACCAGTAACGGCAGGCGATACAAGTTATATAACTGGTTTCGGTTGGGTATCTGAAAACGGAGCGGCACAAACACCAACAAGCGCGACAATCGCGAGTGATTTATTCACATTGGCAAGTTCAGGCTTGGCAAATGGTGACCAAATCGTTATAGATAGTTTAGGGACTATTACGGGGACTGGTTTAGCGATTAATGCAGTATTATACATCGTTGGTGTAAGTGGTAATGACTTTAAAGTGGCATTAACTTATGGTGGTACTGCAATTGATTTAGGAGGCGCAAACACAACTCCAATAACATTTAGGAAAGTTGCAGATTTTCAAAGCACAATGAGGCTAGAAGGTTGTATTAACGTGACTACTTCAGGAACTTATAGAGTACTACCTACATGGTCACAAGATACCGACACGGCAACGGTAAATGGATTCGGTGCGCAAGATATTTACTGTGTTGCAGGTGTACCATTCCCTATGACGGTTAAAAAAGTGTTTTCAACTGGAAGTGCCGCAACCACTGGTATAAGTTGCGTATTAAATAGCTAATTAAAAAACAAAGATATGGCAAGCACTGGAGCAATGAACGGAACCGCAGTTCTATTAAAGATAGAAACTACTACCGTTGCAAAATTAACATCAAATAATATTACATTTAGTCGCGCGGCGATTGATGTGAGTAACAAAGATTCTGGCGGTTGGCAAGAATCAATTTATGGGCAAGGTTCGGGTAGTATAGACTGCGAAGGGGTATTTGATGAAGCTGGAAGTTGGGGAGCAGATGAAGCCTACACAGCCATAGTTAATAAATCAGTACTTACCGCACGTTGGGCAACTGCCGTAGCTGGTGACAAGTACTATGAGGCCGAATGTTTATTGACTTCATTTTCAATGTCAGCACCGAGCGAAGATAAAGTGACATTTACTTGCTCACTTCAATTTACTGGCGCGCCTAGTACTGGAACCGTTGCATAATGGAAATTGGAAAGTTAGACCAAAGAATTGTAATCCAAAGTTACACACAAACTCGTAGCGCATCAGGGGGAGTAGTTCGAGACTATTCTACCTATGCGACTAGGTGGGCGCAAGTGTTACCAAAAGGAGGCAATGAAGCGCAGGAAGCTATGGAGAAAACAGCCAGGCGAATATGTGACTTTGTTGTGCGAAAAGGTGGTTTAACTTTAAATGAAACCATGCGAATAGTTTGGAGGGGTGAGACATTTGATATAACAACAATCGACCCATCAGGATTAAGGCTTAATGAATTTATTTTGATACGAGGTGTAAGCAAGGATAACTAATGATTAGTATTAAGATTGAAGGTTTAGACACGACTATTAACGAACTTAAGGCATTTGCATTTATCAATGACAAAGAACTTGACAATATTGTTAAACGTGCAGCCGAACCTTTAGTACAAAAAATCAAAAGTAATTACATTGCGAGAGGTCACAAAAAAACTGGTGCATTAGTAAATTCAATCGAAGCTTTCCAACGTAAAAGAAAAGGCAAGTCAGACCCGTTTTATACTTATTATGTTGGACCAAGATACACAAGTGGTAGGTATGGTTTGATAAGTTACGGAGGTAACGCGGCGCACTTGTTAGAGTATGGAACGGCTGATAGATATAGGGCTAATGTTAAGGCGGGTGGAGTTGGTAAGAAACAAGGGTTAAGTAAAGTTTACGGATATAGGTTTTCAACTGGTAAAATCAAAAAGCCTACAATCGGAGTATTAAGGCAATCGAAAGATGAGTATATGGATGTTGGTATAGCTTTTTTAAAAACAAATGTTACCAGCTTTTTAATGGAAAAGGCTAGACAAAAGAAATTTGCAGCATAATGGCAAGCATATACGACTATATTTATTCAAAACTTTCAAACGCGTCGAGCGTAACGGCACTAACAAGTACTAGGATTTACCCACAAGTTGCGCCACAAGCTGAATCTAGACCACTGATTGTATTTAACGTAATTTCAAACGTACCGACAAATACTAAGAGTGGCGGTTCAACCCTAGACGCTATTAGAGTGCAAATAACTTGCCTGGCAGATTCAGTAGATGAATACAATGGCCAGGATAAAATAAACGCAATAGGTGAAGCGGTAAGGGCTTTATTTGAGTTTATTC